CCGCCAGACCTGAAGAACCGCATATACAGGTTTCCTGCTTCGATAATGTAAGTATCACCGGAGGAATATTCAAAAGGCATAAGCCTAACCGGATAATTACTGTCTTTCACTTGAGCCATATACTGCGTGCCTGGGCGTTTCATAGCGCCGCCCTGGCTCATTACCAAGAAGTTTTCAAAGGTGCGGCAGCCTTTATAATACGCTTTGTTGTCTGTGCGACCCTCAAGCAGCGGAGACAGCTCACCCGCGCTGAAGGAGTTCAAAACTGTAGTGGCAGCATAAAGCAGAAGCGAAAGAATTATTATGGTTAAAAGTATCAGTATCCTATTCATTATTCTCTCTGTACTATATAGTTTTTGTTAATGCCTTCGTCAGATGAGGCATTGAGCACATCAGTGTTGCCTTTATCGAGATTAACATTACTGCTGTTGACATCGGCAGACTGCATACCATTGCATTTTATGGCATTGTCTAAAGCTTCGATGTACATACGCTCAAGCTGGTTCTGCCGCACCTGCTTTGATTTCATAGGCTCGCATAAGTAGATAGCGAGGTTTAGTATGACTAATCGGGCGAACCAGGCAGGCCAGGTTGATACATCCGTGCGTAAGTATAAAAACTTTACGAAGGCTTCGGCCTCGTCGGTCAGAAGTACGTCTATTTCGTTGTCCGCATCATCGACGTATAGTTCCTCACGGTGTTCGTACTCGGTATCTCTGTCCTCCTCATCTACCATATTTAAGACACGTCTTACGCCGGAGGGAAGCCTGTACTGATGGTCATAGCCGAAGTCAGGCGTCTTTTCAGCAATGACAGGATAACCGACTCCGCAGTCACGACTGTTCGTGCCGTCTGAGATTATTTCTCCGTCTGTGAAGTCCGCGGCGTCACCCGCCGAGTCCTGCGGCTCTGTCACTAAGTAGACAGTGTTAGAGACTTTACTGATTACTATGCAGGTCGTGCCGCTTGACGCTCCGGTCAGTGTCGCACCGGCATCCCAGGCAACGGCAGTAGGAACACTGTCTATAGTGAGCTGATATATGAGACGCAGCTTTTTTCGGGCTGTCGCAAACTGCCAGTCGTGCGGAAGGTCGAATATTTCATTACGGGCCTGCTCGTATATAGCTTCATAGACTCGCCAGGCTTTTCTGTCTTCGGCAAGACTGTCGGCCTTTTTCAATCCTACAAGGACGAGAGCACCGTTTAGTATCGTCAGGTCTGATATAGCCATATTGTCACCTGTTAAAAAGAGGGGGCGTATTTCAGCTCCCGTTAATTAATCAGTATCTAAGTCAGCGGCAGTAATAGTCGCACCAGCAGTTAGTCTCTGAAATACCAAAGTCACTTTGCCGTAGCCTGCGCCAGTACCGGCTGCATCATCTCCGTGAATAAAAACCTTCTTACCTGATTCTATAATCACAGGGAGAGTATGTGATGTAGCGTCCTTTTTAGAGACTGTTAAATTAGTTCCAAAAGACGCTATGACTTCGACAAAGACAGGTAAATCCGCTCCTGTATTGCCAAAAGCGTTATCGGTCGAAAACTCTATATTTGTCGGCGTGGCCCAACCTGTCGCATCAGTATTGACTATGATGTCCGTTAATAGTAACGTCCCTGACGCTGCGCCGGTTATTGCACCTCCAACCTGATTGTTAACGGGTATGTCATTACTTTCGACTACCGATGTCGTTGAGAAATACGTCCCAATACTTGCAAGAATATTCGTATTTACATCGGCTATCTGGGCGGTAACATTTGTATTGGCATCTGTTACGAGCGTGATAATATTTGTGTTTGAATCTACTATCTCGGCAAGAACATTAGTATTAACATCTGCAACAAGCGCAAGGATGTTAGTATTAACATCTTCTATCTGGGCCGGAATAGTAGTTCCGACTGCGGTAATAGTCGTATCTAAATCAGTATGCGCTAAATCAAGTGATGCCTTAACTGAATCATCCTGATTTGCGCCACCGTCACCAGAAAACCCGCCAAGCTTATCACTAAGCATTTCAAGTGAATCCGTCCTGTTATCGAATGACGTGGCTACAGGATCAGCTGATTTACTCATTAAAAAAGCCATCCAAGAATCTTGAACAACAGAAACTGGATATTGACCTGTACCGTCAGCTAAACTTCCTAAGTGGTCTAAGCCATAGCCTGTAAAAGTTGTAACTGTTGCACCATCCATCGGGCCGTAGTCCGTATCTGAATCTGTGGCGTAAAGACCGAAATAGTTACCTACCATTGCCAGTCCACCAGCGTCAACATCGGTAGAAGCTGAATTAGTCGAAAGATAGTTACCCGCGATAATGCCTTTATTTCCTGTGCCGTTAATCTGTATGGCGTGCTGACCGGCCTGAATGTTGGTTATAATATTACTCAGGATGCTTAAATCAACCTGGGCATTGCCGCCTACAGGCACATTAATAGCAGCCTCGTTAAAGTCACCATACATAATGTTATTCTTTATCGTCCAGCCTACTTCATCTTTGCCGATGTTAATAGCTGAATTGGCTGGCATATTGGAAAGAGTATTAAAGAAGCAGTTCTCTATCGTGGCAAAGGAGTCTACAGAATCGGCAGTATCTACATTGATGAATGTCCCGACAGACGCCTCACTTGTTCCAAAGCTTGCCCCTGATATTCTGAAGTTGTTTCCGGTCGACAGGTCAATCAGATGGTTAATCATTACACTGCCATCTGATATAAACTCTCCGCCAAGCCAGGTTATCGCAGCTCCTGTAATCTTGATGCAGGCGTCAGCTCCGTCGAACTGAAATATCGGAGAGCCGGAAGTAGGGCCGGAAAAAGGCCCTGAGTTACCGAGACATATAACAGTCAGGTAGTCTATGCTCACCGTAACCGCAGATGTGATAGTCTCTGTATGGCCGACATTGACCATAATAGTATCTCCTCTGGCGTCCTGGCATAAAGCTACGGCCTCAGCAAAAGTATCTTTGGCCGTCTCCCAGGATATGCCTGAGCCTTCTGTGCCGACACCGCTGTCAACATAGAAGATTCTGCCGTTACCAATACCCATACTTACTGATATTATGTCATCTGCTCTCTGCATCCAGTTCCAGCCTATATCTCTGTTATTTCCGCTGAACCAGTCCTTTGTAGGTTTCTTCTTGACGTCATAAGGACTAATTCCTGCGGGAAGCAACGCAGCCAGTAATACTATAAGCATACTGGCTATTAATACAATTTTTCTATTCATTTCAAGTTCTCCTGATTAAATTTTAATATTCTGGGCAGCCAAATTAATGACTGCCCAGTTGAAGTAATTCTGCTAACTCTTACAGATTAAGAAGCTGCTTCAGTCATATCGTGCATCAACTCTGCCGGTTCTGGGTCTGAAGACAGGTAACCCAGAACAGTTCCAGCCGTAAGACTTGTAAACGGTCGGAAGTATAGGCCGAGATACCTGTAATACTTACCGATAGGAAGCTGCTGGTTAATCAGCAACGCTCCTAAAGCCATCTGAGCCAGAGTGAATCTCCACAGACCCACAACAGTAGCACCTGTCATTGTCGTGCTTGTCGAACTGACCAGACGAATTTCCATTGAAACCGTTGTTGCGGCAGCGGCGCCCATTCTGACTATCAGATAAGGGCCGTTCTTTCCTGTAATTCTGATGCCTGACTCACCTGTAGCCAGTGACGTAACGCCCCATAAGTCGATTACGTTAGCGCTGACTGCGGCAGCGGTAACTGTCTGATAGTAGTCAGCAACCGTTCCGGCAGAGTAGGTATAAGTGAAACAATTTTTAAGGTCTATCATCTTTATATCTCCTAATAGACGAGATAATTTTTACTTGTTAAACTAACTATTAAATTTTCAATACCACTACTATGTGGTCACATTCGCCTGCGTATTTGTTATCTGGTCAACACGCTTCATCGGTATGCCCTGATAACGGACAACCGGATGGGCAAACGGGCCTTCGCCTTCACTGTCCATCGTGAAGTTGGCATTGCCTTTGTCATTGGCTCTGCGCTGAGCCTGCTTTAAGACGGCCTTATTGCAGTATATGACTGCTCCCTGACCGCCGTATTCAAGCTCCTGCACAGCATCGGACAAAGCATTTTCATCGAAGGTGAAGTAGTTCACATTGTCTGCCGCAGTACCTACAGCGATGTTGCAGACACGCTTTATGCAGCGAGGGTCGAAGATGAACAGGCCGAAGTCGGCTGAGAACCACGTCTGCCAGGCAGGATATTTCTTTGACCCGCTCGTATCCGAAGCTTGAGTAATGATGCTCTTGCCGTAGTCTTCCATCTTTATAGGAAGAATACCGCCGCCCTGCGGGTCATTACGCGGGTAAATACATTCGACTTTCTTGAATCCCCACTGGATTATATACATCGAAGTAAACACTGATGCGTCAGCGCAGTTACCGCCTGCATTGTCAAACACACGGGTCTCAGAGCCGTAAGTCTGCAAGGTGTTGTAGTCCGACCGAGTATTAATACCATTAATCCTGCGCGGGTCAGTAGTCCTGTTGCCGTCGAACAATCTGCTTACCAGTGTTTTTGTCATACCACGAAGGAAGAAGCCGTCCTCCATCATACGCGCCTCGGCAGGAGTACTGCCGCGTGCGACGTGATGCTGGATTTTCTTGACGTCCACTTCCGATATGCCGTTAAGCATACAGGTAGGCTCAAGAACTTTTTCAGTCCTTCCTGCCTCTTTGGTGACGCCTTCGTCGTATGTTCTTTCCTGACCTGTAGGTTCGCCGACTGTCCGCGTGTCCTCATGGTAAGTGCCGTTATTGCACTCTAACCATGTTATGTCTTCCAAAATACGGTTTTCCTGAGCAAGCATATCTACAAGTTGTGCAAGCTTGCCGTCAGGGTCTTCACGCCGGATTAGTTCAGCGACTGTGAGGTCAGTACCCAAACCTAAAGTTGCCATAATAATACCTCCAAAAATAAATTAAATATCAAGTTTTCAAACAATGTCGGAGATAATCGGCAACTCGCCGGTCTCCTGCTGCTTAACGCCAGCTATGGCGGTGGCCGCTTTGACCACAAAGCATCAGGCCCTTTAAAGGGTAATCTGACTAAATCAGACTAAGAACTAATCAGTCAAAAGACTGGGTACTAATCTGAAACGTATTCGATATTAAGTTTTTATGCCGACGCAGGCTTTTGATGAAGCTCTTTACTCGTCGGATGGTCGTACATCTTGGAAGCTAACTTGGTCTTGTCGCCAGCGTTGTCTTTTCTGTCCGTACTTTCATCAGGAACTGTCTGACCGCTTTTCATAGCGAGGCCGATGTTCGCCCATACACGACGCTGCGAGGGCGAGAAGTTCAGCTTGCGCCACATATCGTGGTTGCTGATATTGCCGACGTCACTGATTTTAGCGTCTTTGAGCATCTTCTGAAGCTCAGGAGTTCCGAACTGCATAATGGCCTTAAAAGCTGCGGTATTGTTCACTGCGGCCTTGTCACCTGACCAGTCCTTGTCGAGTTCGGCTGCTGACTCCCTGAACGCTGTTTCCTGCTTCTCAAGATAAGCATTATGATTAGCTATCTGCATCTCGTTAAACTTATTGCTGATAGCTGAGACCATATCTTTTGGCGCTCCTATCTCGTAGAAGAACTGCCTGAAAGCAGCCTCGAAGTTCTCATCATACTGCATACCTTCTGGAAGCTTTTCCGGTCGGGCGAAATCATAATCTTCAGGCTTTTCCGGTGTACCCAACTCGGCGAGCAGAGATTTTCTGTACTCTGCTTTCTCGGCGTCAGTTGCCTTTTCACCTGGCTTTTTAATAACGCCTTCTAACTTCTGGCCGACCATTTTCTTAGTGTTTGCAAAGGCGCTCACTAAGTCTGACGGATTCTTAATGCCCTCGAAGACCTTACTGTCTTTGAAGTTATCACCAAGGGCAGCTACAGCGCTCGGCCCGAAGGTGTCTTTGAAATTACCATCTTCTCCTATATGCTCTATTAGATTAAATTCCATATACATTCCTTTCTTGTTAAGTAATTATATAACATACTATTCATTTTGTAAATTAACTTTCTATCTTATTACTTGCCGCTTCAGCTTCTATTACAGCTAAATTGTCTACAATACCGCATAATTCTCGTATCTCCTCGAATAGCGATATGCGAGCGAGGACAGCTACAGGCTCCATATTACCAGGATTATAGACACGACGGCGAAGGTCTGCCATAGCATTACGACCTTCAGGCGTGCCGTAGAAGGTATTATAATACTCAAGCTGACGAGCTTTCTTAGCACCGGCATTATGCTCGATTTCCTGTTCTGACATCTGTAGCCATTCGGTCATAGCAATACTTTCACTAAATTGGACATCTGGTAAACTGGACTATTTCTTTATCGGCTTTGAGCTTATTACGCCGGTCATATCAATAGCATCAGGGACTTCCATATTCTTGTCCCAGTTAAAGTCGCTGCGGCCTAAACGCTTCTTGAGCAGTTCAGCCCGTGCAGCCATCTTTTGAGTTATGCCTTCTCGCAATCCGCCGCTCCTGCGTACATAACGGCGAAACTCACGCTCAAGCTCTATCTTGTTGGCTGTCTCGATACGGACTTTTTCCTGTGCTGCTTCGAGGTCGTGCTGCTTGGCTATTTTTGCCTCGGCAGCGGCAAGGTCTGCCTTCTCAGTGTCTGATAATTCTTCTGCCTTATCGACGATGACATCATCTACAACGTCTTCTGTTACTTCTGGGTCTGTCTTTGCTTTGGCTTTTGCCATACTAATTTCCTTTCGTTAAATTTTATTATTTATATCATTTGAGGCATAAGTTTACTCATACTCTCTGCCGGTGAACCAGGCTCGACCCGCTTACCGAGAGCGCCTACTGCACGGGCGCCTTTTTCCATCATCTCAGCCTGCTGCAAGGCCTGGCGAGATTGCTCGACCTGCTGTCTTATCGCGTTTACTTCGTCATCACTTTTGACGTGCTTTTGTGCCAGACCTTGATTGATTGCTACTTCTTCGGCTATTTCAAGCCAGTTGAACTTCCAGGTCACGGCCTCATCCATCATAGCTATTTGCTGGATTATAGCAAGGGCGTCGACTGTGCCTTTCGACTTCAGCAGTGTTCTCTGTAGCTGGGCAAGAGGACCAAGATAACGAATATCTATACGACCGCCGATTCCGACTATCTCATCAGGCGGGTCAGGCATACGGCCCATTTCGGTCTCATGCAGTATTAAGGCCTCTATATGACCTTCCACGCTGTCCTCTTCAAAGGTGTCCACAATGCTTGTCATCAACGCGGCCTTCTCACCCATAGCTTGAGAGACTTCGTAGGCGGTACGACTTTTTACATCTCCGGCAGACAGCATCTCGAAGAACCGGATAAAGAACCTGTCATCTATCTGGTCGTGCTTTCTCTGCATCTGAGCGTCGGAGACCGGCCAGTTCAT